TGGTTGCGTTCGACACAATGGAACTGCTCTCCGAAGGCATCTGTGCGGACAATGTGCTGTGCCGTAGACCGTGCTGTCGAATGTCATTGCGTAAAGTATCCCAATCATATTTTAATGTTATACTGCAAACTTCGTCTAGTTCCTTTTTGTAAGTATCAATCGGTAATATACCATCACTGTATTTAGTGCGATCAAAGTAATCACACTTGCCTTTTTCCTGTGCTACTTTATTACTTGCTACCAGTAGATAGTATTGAAATGCTTCTGAAAGCTCATGCACCTTAGTAAGTGCCTTCTTATCTGAATACTTAACACCATTCTTTGCTAGATAGTGTGCTAGTCCAATGTAACCTATACCTAAACTTCTTCTTGCTTTGGTTGATTTTTCTGCGGCTTTCACTGGATAACGTTGATAGTCAATAACTTCATCCAATGCTCTAACAGCCAAATCACATAGGTCTTGTAGTTCTTCTAAATCTTTTAACAAACCAACATTGATGGCAGAAAGAATACAAAGTGCAATCTCGCCTTCTGGATCGTCAATGTGTTGTAATGGTTTTGTTGGTAATGTAATCTCTTGGCAAAGGTTGCTCATGTACACAGGATCTTTGAAAGAACTGTGTGTGTTTGCATGATCAACGTTCATGATATATATTCTACCTGTTTCTGCACGTTCTTTGATCAATGCGGAAAACAATTCCATTGCTTTAATTTTCTTTTTCTTTATTGAAGTTTTACGTTCATACTTCTCATACAGTTCTTGAAACTTTTCTTGATCAGCATAAAATGATTCATATAATCCTGGTACATCATGTGGAGAAAATAAACATATTTCTTCATCATTTAAAAGTCTTTCGTACATCACTTTATTAAGCTGAATACTGTAATCTAATCTTCTTACTCTATTGTCTTCTGTACCCTTGTTATTTTTAAGCACTAGGATATCTTCTATCTCATAATGCCAAAAAGGAAAATGGGTAGTTGCATTTCCGCCACGTACTCCATTCTGGGTGCAACATCTAACAGTTGATTCGAATTTTTTAAGAAACGGAATCACGCCTGTGTGTGCAACTTCGCCACCTCTAATTTTACTGTTGATTGATCTAATTCTTCCTGCATTAATTCCAATGCCTGCTCTCTGTGCCGTGTATCTTCCGATAGCCATATCGCTAGAAAAAATACTGTCAAGTGTATCATCTATGTCAACTAAAACACAAGAAGCAAATTGTCTCAATGGTGTTCTCACTCCTGCCATAATGGGAGTAGGAATATTAATTTTAAATAATGATGTTGCTTCATAGTATCTTTTTACTATTGACATTCTTTTATCTTTTGGATAGTCAGCAAATAATGTTGCCGCGATCATCATGTACATCACTTGTGGTGATTCATGTATGTCTCCTGTGCTTCTGTCTTGCACTAGATACTTGTCAACAATCTGTCTCAGTCCTGCATAGGTAAAGTTTTCATCTCTACTATGTTTAATCCAACTATTCAACTTTTTTAATTCTGTTTGTGTATACTTTGTTTTGATAGCAGGGTCGTATACGCCTCTATCAATATTTCTATCTATTATTTTTGTAAGCGGAATAGGAGTGTATTGTCCAAACGTTTCCTTATAAATCGGATACAACAACAATCGTGCCGCAACATATTGATAATTCGGATTGTCCAATGTAATAAGATCGTTGGATGATTTGATTAATATTTCTTGTATTTCTTCTGTTGACATTCCATCATAAAATTGTATGTTTGCAGTCATCTCAACTTGCGAAGCACTAACGTTTGATAGTCCTTCACAGGCTTCTTCTACTACAAAATGAATTTTATTGATGTCTAATGGTACACTTGTTCCGTCACGTTTAATGATATGAATTCCGACGCCGTTTGACATTCTCAATAACTCCTGTTAATTTTTAATCTACTACGTGATGATATTGTATTTATTGTAATGCTGGCATCGTATAAATGCGTTGTGAAACAAATTGTGTGGGTAAGTCATTCTTTTGAACAACTTCATTATATTTGTAACACAGTACGTAATTTCCAATACAAACAGGATAACATAATTCTTCATCATCGTAGTCCTTAACTATATGTATCTCGAATTTATCTCGAGAAAACCTATTAGTTAATTGTAAAGTATAACACACTCCGAGGCTGTTTGTAAAGTCGCAAATGCTGTTTTGAGCAAGTAACTCCCAAGGATTGGGCCAAGTGTCCATATCCCATGGGTCAACACTCAGTTTACTCCTTGCCAACTTGTTGTAATAGTTTATTACATCCTGAAAAGGATTGAGACTTACCTCTAGTTGTTTTCTAAATTGTGTCCAGTCAACGAGTTTGAGCTCGTAATTGTTGTGGGGCATATTAAGTTTTGTATCTTAATTTGAATAATATGTCGCCTGTGTCAGATGTAGTCGTGTTCTTCATTGAAATTACAACTGTGTCGTTAGTCGCGTCACTATTTTCATCTGCTAGTGCGACAGAAAATTCTATATTGGTTGCATATGAACTTGCACCAAGGTATGTATAGTCATCAGTTACAGATGCAGTACCGTCTGCAAGGTTAACAAGAATATCTAACTTACCTTCTCTAACTGCATTAACTGAACTTGACTTGTAAATGTATTCTACTTCTACATTTCTTGTAGCATAACCAGGACATCTTAAAACCCTAACTGCTGAATTTTGTTGTGTTACAGGAAATCTATAACTGTATGAGTTATCAAACACACCTGGACCTTCTACTTCTGGAACGTATGTGTATCCAGATATAAAGTTTTGATTAAAACTTAGGTCACTTGTTCTTGCAAAAAAGTCATTGGTTGAGTAATTGCTAAGAGCAGTACCATCTGTAAATTTAATAATACTGTGTGTTGCATTTCCTTCATTACCACCATTGTTTCCTACACTTGTAAATCTATTGTTGTTTGAACTGTTGAAGTTTCCTTTGTGTACAAATATACCTTGTTGGTCAATGTCATGGAATTCACAATCCGTAAATATATTTCTTTGCGGACCTGTTGCCATACCTTGTTGTCCTATGGTTGTATTCTCACCAAAGTAAACTCCGTATTTTAGTGTATCAAATTCACACTGGTCAAATACATTTTCTACAACATCATAGTCTGAAACAACACCTGTGGCAAATCCTTTGATCTTAATATTTTTAAATTTGTTTCTGTTACAACTTACCGCAGTCGATAAACTGTTCATTCTAATTGCATTCTGATTGGCTCCTGCCGCAGTACCACTTGTCCAAGCACCTTGGATAATTAAATCTTCAAACGTGCTTTCTTTACATGATACTAAACTTATTCCTAAGTTAGTTGTGTTTTGTACTAAGGTTAATCCTTTTAATAATATTTTTTGTGCTTGGTTTAATGTTGTGCTTGAACTATCTTGTGCATAACTTCCTGGTGTTGATCCTGAGTTTACAGTTTCAAATATAGGTGCATTTCCGCCTTGTGTAATTTTAACTTTGTCCTGTCCAGCACCTACTATGGTTACGTATGGTGGTAACTTTAAACTTGCAGACAACAAATATTCACCTGCTGGTATTTCTAATGTAACTCTACTTGCAGTTGATCCTTTAGTTGCACTATTAAGATAAAGTTGATCAATGGCTCTTTGTATTACGACAGTTTGATCACTGCCATCACCTGTTGCTCCAAATGATTTAACACTTACTTTCTCGTCTAATCTTTCTTGAAGTGTTCTTGCAACGGGCAACATTGAAGTTGTTCCTGTTTGCATAGTAGCAACGTTCTTTTGAAATGTGTATTGGTCTGCAAAACTAAACAGATTATCGTGTTCAGTTAGTATCTTACTGTTACCTACTGCTGGAGATCCTTCTGAAACTGAACCATTACCTATGTACAGTTCACGTGTGTCTACTGCCCAACCAAACTCACCACCTGCTAATTGTGGTAGGCCTGAGCCAACGTTTTTCTGACCCCTACGTACTTGAATTCTTGATATTTGTACTATTGCCACTGCATAACTCCTTATAGTTATATTTATGCAAACTGGTCATAGTATAGATACACCCTATCCCACCATTTAGACTCCCATGATTTAAATTCATCTGGGAATATGTCGAATTGTTGGTATTCATTGTTTCTACTGCACATAAACACATGGCCTTCCTGTATGTTAGTGCCGTATATTTCATTGTGTGCTAGGGCATAGGCAGTCAACTGCAATTTGTAATCCTCTACCCATTCTTCCTTTTTAGGCTTGTTTGTTTGTTTAAAGTCCATGATGCATTCCGCACCGTTAAAGACGCCTACGAGGTCTGTAGTGCCGGCGTAAATCTTAGGGTGGTATAGTTGTACCTCAGAACCCCATATTTCGTCTATTTTGCTTAAAGCATTGTCTTTAATAGTTGTTGCCATGACATTTGCTTGTTGGCTGTAAGGATTTGATCCTGCAGGTGGCCAGTTGCCTGTTTCAACATAATCTTCTAAAAATTTGTGCATACGAGTACCTACACTTGCGGCCTCTGTAACAATTTCCTGTGCTTTCTTTTCACCTACTCTTTTACGCCATTCGATTAACCCAGTCTTGTCTTTTGTTTTATCTAAGATAGTTGTGACACTAGCCACACTATTACCATCTGGACAAGCATACAATCTTTTTCCGTTGACGCTTTCTTTTTTAAGTTCTTCGTAATTAAACTTTTTCGTTAGTAAGGTCATCTTTCCATCTCGCTTTAAAATTTATAACTAGAACACTTCTTTTATTGGCACTAGGATATGTCAAGTGATTAACGTTTCCATTCAGTATCACAAGTTTGCCTGGTGTTGGATTTATTTCTATGTGTTGCACTTCGGTATTTGTGTGTCCTAACAACGTTACTAAACTACCATCTGATTCTTCAAAATACATCACTGTACTAATAAGTGAATCTTCGTTTGTATGATTGTGTACTTTCTGATATCCATATGGTTTGTAGTCAATGTACCAACTGTGAATAGCATTTATTTCTTCAATTGGAATATTGTTGTCATGTAATTTTTTAACTATGAAGTCGTTGAATCCTAAAGAGATGTTGTTGATATCACAAGTGTTTTGTGTTCTGTCTGGATAGTCTGTTGTTTCCACATAACTTCTAATCATTATGTGTTTGATATTCTCCCAATCAGGGTATTCAGTTTCAATAACAAATTGTCCTGGAGCGAAGTGACTATTTTCCATCTTGCATCCAGTCATGTCTATCAGGGTCTAATTTGTGTACCATACCTGGAATAGGCTCATCTGGAGCAAAGTATTCAAAGTCAAAGTCTACGACAAAAGTTCTACGTGGTTTCTTTGCAGGATAAACACCATGCCATACTCTGCCGTCAAGTATTACAGTTCTACCTGGGTAAGGACCAAACTGCGTCATTAACTGTGTTCCATCTGGATTAGGCATCAGTGTATAAAGCATACCATTGTCTGCAGATTGTTCATTGGTTCCTGTTGTTGGTTGGGCATCCATTGCCATTACCATGCTTATACACATTGGACCGTGATTGTGTATTGCTTGATAACCTCCGTCGTTATAATCAACACACCAACACTTGCTTACCTTTATTGATTTGATAGGAACACGGTTACGTCTAATCTGTGCCATAACCCATTTAACAAGTTTCTCCCAATTGATATTATCAAACTTGTTTTGATCAATGGGTGGAAAGTTAGATCCTGGATTTGCAGGGTTCACTTCAAACTCTGTTTCGTTCAATGTTTCAGAACTTGGAAATCCTATTTGCTCCGGTGTGTCTGGATTCATCTTATCCGAACGCACTACATTGCCTCCCCATTCAGGTAAATTCTTAGGAGTAACATCATATTGATATCCTCTGAAAGTAGTTTTAATTTTACTTTCGTCTTCGCCTCTGTATTCTTCGTTCTCAAATAACTTTAAAAATTCTTCGTAAAAGGGACACTTTACATCTATGATCCATTGATTCATTGCACTATGAAATTCTGTGTTTGAATTAGGATTTACGTTTGGAGTGCCTTCATATGGATCCGGAGCCATGTGTTCTGTCTTCTCAACCATTTACTACCTTTCTCAGTTGTGATTTAGGAACATCGATGTGTCTTTTATCACACTCTGTATCTATCACACAAATGTTGCACTTTGGCTTTTTACTTTTGCACACTCTTTTTGCATGAGTAATAAGTTGCATATGAGCGGCGTACTTGTACTTATCGGGTGTTGTTTCGTTGACAACGATACTTGACTTGCCTTCGTCCAAACTATCTGTCCAACCCAATCGCCATAACAATCTAAACACATGGGTATCAACTGCTATGTAAGGTTTACCAAATACAAATCTCATTACTATATCTGATGACTTCTTACCAACACCTGGCAACTTCATTAGTTCTTTTTGTGTGTCTGGAACACGACCATCGTATTCCTCTAATAATTTTTTACTTGTTGCAAGTATGTTCTTGCTTTTTGCATTATATAAACCTGCAGGTCTAATTGCTTCTATGACTTGTTCCTGTGTGAGCTTAATCATTTCTTGTGGAGTTTCGGCTAAAGAGAATAATTGTTTACAAGCCACTGCCGTTCTGGCGTCTTGGCTTTGTGCTGACAACATAACACCTATCAAACTTTGATAAGCTCTGTTGTGTATCTTTGCGGCTGGCTTGGCGTCTTTGTATTTAGGCCAATAGTCAGAAAGTCTCTCGTAGATTGTTTCAATCTGTGTTTGTGTTTTCATCTTTCTTTGGCTCTTGTTCTAGTTCATCTAACATTTCATCATATGACTTACCTGGGTTTTCCCAACTGCTATACATATTTGGTTCTTGTGTGTAGTAAGGATCATTGAAGTTAGGATCATCAACTCCTTCTACTGCATTGACTTCAGGTATATAATGTTTCAACATATTTTCTACGCCAAGTTTTAATGTTATTGAACTACTGGCACACCCGGAACAAGCACCTGACATAAGCATTAGTGCAACGCCTGTGTCCATGTCAAAGTCTTGTAACTTGACAACACCTCCGTGCATCTCTACACTAGGTTGTATGTTCCTTTCAACTATTGAATTAATCTCTTCAACTATTTCTTCTTTTGTTCTACTCATAATGGTATATAATTCCTATCTCTTCCGTCTGTGTTAATTGTAAATGTAATTCTATTGCCTGTGCTTTTACTTGCCTGTGTCTTATGAGTCATCCATCCTGGGAACAATAGCACGTCATTAGTCTTCACATGAACTTCTTTCCAGTAATCATGAATTGTATTGTCAGGTATTCTTGAATAGTGTGTCCAGTTAGTTCTCATTAACTGTTCAAACATAAGATTACCGCTGTCTTCTGGTACCTGTACATAAGCTGATACCACCACGTTAGTTGAACCATGATCATGAGGTAATGTATGAGCATTTATATTGTGTATATTGGTCCAACTTCCTGTGGCAACTATATCTGTAAACTGAACGTCCCATTCACGTAAACAGATATCAATCTTTGGTTTTAACCAAATCATAAATTCTTTGTTGCAATCCCACTCGTGTGGTGGGTTTGGATGTCCTGCCGTGGACTTGCCTCCATCAGCTTCTGTCTGATGAAACTCTGCTTCTTTGGATTGATAGTCTAAGAATGCCTGAACATCAAATCCAGGTTCATAATTATATTTCCAAACTAGGTTAGGTAGTATTTTTACTTCGCTCATTGTTATACCTCATTACACAAAGTATATAACAAAAAATAGATTATGTCAAGTTAAAGAGCGGCGTTGGTTGCTCTTTTTGCCATTTGGTCCACTGTTGCATCTGCTGGATCAGTAGTCTTTGTCATTGGCTCTTCACTGTCAGCTTCTTGTTTGGTAGTTAATGTTACACCTTTGTCATCAAAGTTTTTGACAAGTTTTTGAACATCTGGGTTCGCATCATATATTTGTTTGAAGCCATCGTAATCAAATTGTTGTAGATCCATGTTAGTCATTATTTGATTGAGAGCTTCAAAAGACAGATAGGCAGACTGACCTTTGCTGTCAGCACTACCTATCATATTTCTAAAAGTTGAGATTAAAGCCTCTTTTGAATTTTCGGCTTCAGTTATTTTGGTTCCTGTGGAGCCTTTTTTTTTGAGTCAGTTAATAACTGACCTAATCTTCTGCTACGTTCAACGGATTCTCGTTTTTCTCTATCCGCCGTTTCCTCACCGCCTGTTGCTGGTTCACTTGCTCCGAATTCATCGTCAGTTGCTACTGGTTCTTCAGCACCGGCCTCCTGGTCAACTGTTGGTTCCATTGGTTCCTCAGCTGGAGCTTCTGGATCTGCACCCATTGCCACCGGAGCACCTTCGCCTGTTACGATGGCTACGCCACCTGTTAGTGCTTCTCTTGTTGTTTCAAAAACTGTGTATAAATTTTCAAGTGCTGGTTTTACAGTATTAATAAACTCTTCGCTTTTTTCTGACCCTAATTCATCTCTGATCTTATCGCCTAGTTCAAGCATTGATTCAGTTTGCATTTCTGCTGTGTCTTCCATCCAGCCTGTAAGTCTATCTACCATGTCCTTTGCGGCCATTACTAATGTTGCTTTGTCTTCTTCACCCTCTATTAATTGTATGTAGCCTTCTAGTGCTTCATTCATTTCTTTTTTACAACTATCTATCATATCTTTTAATTTACCTTGATCGCAATCTGGGTGCATTTTGCAAATTTCTGCTTTTGTCTTACCATCTTTACACATTTTCATGATGTGTGCTTTTGATGGCATCTTGCCTTTAGCATCTTCTCTTACCTTTTCACGTTCACTTCTTTTCATTTCAATATATTTGTCGCACATATCTGGATCAACATCAAACTTTTCACAAGCCTCATCGTGTGCATCTTCTGGTTCCATGCCCTTGTCAACTAACGCCATTTTCATTTTTGCAATCTTAGGATATACTTTTGCAATTTCAGAATATTGATCAATGTCTGATTCGTTTACGTCTTCGTTTTTCTTAGCAATAGCTTTTTGTAAGCCTGCTGGTAATTTCTTTTGTTTTGCTGATAAGCCTTTTGAATCGCCTTCTTTGTCATCACCTTTTTCATCTGCGGCTTTTGACATTGGCTCTTTCTTGTCACCGTCTTTGTCTAAATCTAAAAAGTCTGGCTTTGCTTTAGCTCTTTCTTCAATTTCACGGTTGATTGTGTCTAGCATCATTTTGCCTTTTTGATAAGCATCGCTAGTATGAACGGTTTCGAAACTTTCGTTGGTTTCAACTTGACTTAATTGTGTTCTAAGTTTGTTACGAGCGTCTTCTAATTGCTCATTAGTAAAATCATTCAAACGTAACTTCGTTCCGAATGTTTTAGCTAAAGACTCATTCAAGTCATTCGCTGAAGTAATTTTAAGTTCATCTAATTTCATAGCACCGTTCCTATATGTTATTATTATTTATCATCAATCATCAAATATGTATTCGTCTAATTGGCAGATATAGTCGTATGTGTGGTCTTTTGCAAGTTCAAACCGCATATAAGCCGTCTCTTTACGCATTTCGTCCTGGGTTTGTTCTATGGTATTCTTGTGAAATATGCTATCCATGTAATGTTTGTTAAGTTTTGAGTCCAAATGTAGGACTGTCATTAATGTTTTATCATCTGCCCTTGCTCTTGCTTTAGCATAAGCAATGGCTCCACGTTTACTAAAGGTTGTACATACTCGTTTGTGTGTGCCAACGTCAAACAATAAGAATCCTCCATCTTTTTTGGATTCTCTGAATATTGTGTTCTTAATCCTAACTGATTTGCCTTTGCCCTTGACATAAGGCATATGGACCTTTTGCAGGCCATTTTCCATTATTTCATCTAGGTCTTGTTGTAGTTTAGTAGGATTCATTTGCAATTACCATTACATTTCCATTATTGGTAATTTTACTTACCAGAGCTTTTCTAATTAGCCCTTCAATAACGAAACGTTCGCGTTCGGGAAAACTTATGATTGGCATAGGATAGTCTTGCATTCTAGCAAGAACTTCTTTTTCTTCATTAGTTGTGTGTATACTGAATTCTCCAACCAGTTCATTAAGTTTCATTAGACTACCTTACCTGCCATTGAATTACCTGTGGCTTGATCTGCTTTCTTCTTCACTATAGAATCTAGTTCTTTTTTATTGTAAACGAATGCTTGTGGCTCTCCAGGTTTGGCTTCTGGATTCTTTAATGTAACCATATCACCTTTAACATCGTCTATATCAAATTCAGTTTCTTTTCCACTTTGCGTTGGCATTGCGATTTGGCTACCTTTTTTCAAGATAGCATTTGAAACTTTGTTTTGTGCTTTTTGCACGGCTTTCACTGCCGCCTGACCAATACCTTTGGCCTTGTTGGCTCCGACCTTTCCAAGTTGAGCTCCCATTTTTACACCAGCCTTCGCCGCCGCGGTTCCCATTTTAGCACCTACACGACCTATGGCCGCTCCTATTGCCGGTACTACTTCTACAACTGTCTCGTCTTCCTTGGGCTTGATGAATTCATTTGCTCTCATTACTTGCTTCTTCTTCCTGGTTTAAACTTGCGAGCCTTTTTAGCTTTAACAGGTTTATACCTTTTTTGTGTATTCTGTACGTTTGCTTTTGTTAAACGTTTTGTAAGTCCTCCAGCTCTTTTAATACGAGCTGATTTAACTTTCATAACACTTGAACGTCTAGCCTTTGCTCTCTTTAAATTAATAGCACTTCCTACTTTCTTCTGTGCATTACAGGTACTAGGTTGTGCAACAATTCTACCTTTACGTGTTCCTGAGGTACATCTATATTTACGTACAAGTTTTCCTTTATTTCGTCCCCATATCTGAACAACGCCTTCCTTGATTGATTCTGTCATTATCTCTTTGATCAACATTATCTTCTCGATGCCTTGTTTAATGCTTGTACTCTACGACTAGCTGGATTTACTCTTTTAGTCCTACGAGCCTTTCTCATCATCTTAGCACCTAACCTAGCTCTTGTACGTTTCATGTTAATTCTAGCTTTCATGTTAGGTGAGGCAAAGCATTGGCTCATTTGTTTTACAATACGTCCTTTGCGTCTGCCTGCTGTACAACGATACTTTCGCACGACCTTCTTACCAGATCTTGCCCATATCTGCTTCTCAGTTAATGATTCATATATTTCACGTACTAGCATACGTGTATTTATGTTGTTAAAGATGTAAAGTAATTAGGATGGATTATGTAAAGTTAATAAGGACTACTACGACTGTGGAGAGCAAACCAGCTATTATTGTGCCTGTTGCACCAATTATAACTTTTACCATTGACTTATTGCCATGTGTGATATCGGCGTGAACGTGTTCAACTTTCGCTTCTATCTTGCTGAGACGAAGCTCTAAATTGTTATATCTCTGTTCGCACAAATCAACGTGTGCTTCTAAGTTTTCTTTTTCTAAACTAGTGGCTCTTGCCATCTTTTCTCTCCGTTCCTTATTCTATCGTGGAAGGGGCCTAAAATTTAATCGCCTAAAGTAAGTTTGCCTATTACTTATATATTTACCGTGTGCCTAGCTTTTTTTATCTGCTAACTTAAAAATGATGTTTTTACTTGCTTCATCTTTAGTTCTAAAAGCATTATTATTTATCGTGACACTTTCATTAAGTCCTGCAATAACAGGCACCAAATTGAAGTCTTCTTTGAGTGCATCAACGGATAAAGCACCTTCCTGCTCAATGTTAAACTTGAAATGCCATACATTATGTTTGCCTTTGAATGATTCACCGAACTCACTGTCAGTAATGTCTAGATCACTAACCATGATAGGTTTTTCATTGAAGTATGGGTTTGCTCTAAGCCCTATCACCTGTAGGAATGTGTTCCAATTTGCCTGTTGGTTGATAGCTGTTCTATCATCGCTACGGAATTTGGTTTGTCCTGTGTTAGTGATATCAATTAATGTTGCGACTTCGAAGTTCATATTACTACTTATAGCCATAAAAAAAGGGCTCGAATAAATCCGAGCCCTTTAGTGTGTTTAGTTGTGCTAAACTTCTTACTAACTTAGACTTACGCCGCTGTTAATGTAGAAGCCGCCGCAACAGTTGACAAACTCATGTCAATGTTGTTTGGTCCAACTGCTGTTCCTAAGTGTCTGATTGCCGCTTGTAAAGAAGCCGCGTCCCACTGTGAACTGTCAACTAAGATAGTTCCTGTTCCTGCGTTGGAATCAGTGAAAGATGCACCTAGTGTGTTAGTTGCCATCATAATTGCCTCAACAGCTTCATTAGCCGCATCGTCTTCTGCTCTAATGTCTACTGCCGCGTTAGAGGCATTTTTTACTGTTACTAAGAAAGCGCCGATGTTAGCACTTGTTCTGTAAGATCCTACAACATAGTTGCCGAATCCTGATACTCTACTTGGTCCTGCCATTTTATTTCTCCTATTTTCTAATGGCCTTAGAGCGTTTCTCTTGCTCTTTGGTTACAAGTATTTATATTATTTTGGAAAAAAGTATGATTATCGGTTCTTTTTAGCTCTATTTTCTAAACTTCTAAGCATTTGCACATATCCGGGGCCTGCTTTAACTATGTTATCTACTATTAGAATTGCAGGCAAGTAACTTTTTACAAACTGTGATGGAATGCTTTTGCCGTCTTTGGCCATTTCTAAGAACTTCTTTGTACCAACTAAATTTTTAGATCCAACAAGATATCTATACAAAGACAAGTCTCTTGCAGTGACTGAGATATCAGGTAAACTTACTGTTGGTTCATTGTCTTTGACTGTGCTTGTTTCTAAGTCTCTTTGTGCAACAAGTTCTTCAAGGTGCACTATTAGATCACTTGATCTTAATTTTGCTCTTGCGGCAATGGACAATCTTGTTGCTATTCTTTTCTTGTCCATTGTTGTTAATGATTGAAAACTCATTAACGATCTTCTAATGGATTTATAATCTGCATTAGATATCTTTAAGGCAGACTCTAATCCTATAAATGTATCACTTGTTCTTGATGCTTGTCCGTTACCTAATGTTGTTAAGTATCTATTCAAGCCATTCAATGGCACACTGGTACGTCTTGCCACTAGTCTAGCACTATCGGGATCTTTAAGTTTGGAAAGAGCTTCATCATCTCCGTTTGCGAAGTAGATGAAATTATGCAAGTCTGTGCCATGTATCTGAAAACGTTTATAGGAAGTATCGTGTGTTTTCTTTGCATAAGCCATAGCAATAGGCACATACCTTGGATATTTTCTCAATAGTTCTAGAACTAGTAAAGACAAGTACAATCTCTCGCAACAATCATTGTAAGTGAGTTTTAAAACATCACTTGCGTTACGAGTCATTCTTGCTTCATAGAGTTCCTCTATAAAATCAAGTTGCATTAGTTAGGCTCCTTGTGCGTAACTTGTAGCCATTTTATCGATTTCGTCATCGCTAGGCTCTCTTCTATCATCATCGTCATCATCATCTGCAGATGGTTCAGGATCTTTTACAGAACCAATAGCAGGATCAGGCATCTTTTGTCCAACAGCCATTGCTTGTTTGATTTGTTTTAAATCAAGTTCACTTACTTTTTGTAAGTCAGCAAAGCTAGTTGGTCCACCTGGATCACCAAATTGTGTCAAGGCATCACCTAACTTAGATAGTTTATTTCCTAATGCGATAGCTTCATCGTCTTTGTTCATTTTCATGCCCATATCCATTATGACTCTTCCGATCTTTGCCATTTTGTTTTGTGTTGACTGATCACCTGTCATTCTTGGATTTTCAGGAATAAATTCACTCGCTTTCATGTTTGCTCCTTCCCTTTTAATTGCTCTATTTGCCGCACTGAATCCAGCACGATTAACAAATTTTAAATCTCCACCTTGGCGTGACATAACATAACCTTCGCCACCTGGAGTATCGCCTATTGATGCTTTGACATCAGTTGACTGTGCGTCAAGCTGTTTTATAATGTTATCCTTGACATTCATTATGCCGGATACCACTTGCCATAAAGCACCAAAGGCTTTCATATTTTCATTTATGTAGTTGATTATCTTTTCTTGTTTCGGCTTACTGACTACACTACTTTGTAACCAACGAACGAAATCTCTGCCTAAGTTGTTCAAGCCTGTATCTACTTTGCTGTTTGTGTATGTATAAAGTATGTTTGAAAAGTCTGAGACTTTCATTTGTTTTAATTTATTTTTGTCCAATAAAGAATCTAATGCACTTGCGTTTGCATTAATGGTTGCACTTAATTTATTAATACCACTCATATCTATTTGCGGTGGTTGTTGTACAGTGACAGGAGGTAACACTAATAATCTGTTACCTTGAAATATATCATAATCTGTTAAAGGCTTTTCAGTTCCATCAGGGTCAACTATTCTATGAATCACTACCCCAGCATCCGATTGGGCAATACGTTTACCTATGTCACTGTCAGCTTGTACGGTATAGGAAACTAATTGCGGTTTAAAATTAAATGTGCCATTTTTTTCTTGGGGCCTGTTAAAGTATAACAAGTCGCCTTTGAAGTAGCCTCTATAATCTTCTGGTATTGCCTTTTCAAACACAGGAAAAACATTTTTCATATTGTTTGCGAATGCTTTGTAACTGTCTGGCTTGTCACCACCTTTACCTCTGCCTAACAACATTTTTTCAACGTCGTCTCCTGATTTACTTTTTCCGTCATAACCTTTTGCAACAAAGCCTGACTTGTCAGTAAAAATAAATTCACCCTTGTCATCTCTGCCAAATATTACTGCTGGGCTTCCGTCCCATTTAATTGTTGTTGATTGTGTGTCACCTGCCGCCAAGTCTTTGAAAGCTTCTAAAACTCTGATAGCACCCTTACTGCCTTCAAAGAAGATTACATCTTCTGCATGGTCAATACGAGCACCTTCATTTACTATTTTAAATTCTTCAAATTTCATTACGGTAACTTCAAGCCTTCTTTTTCAAAGTAGTCTTTTGCATCTTTAACTAAATTTTCGTAGTTAGGATCTGATTTAATTTTAGCATTGATTGTTTCAACACTTCTCATATCGTCAGCCTTAGCACCATCTCCTAGCAATACCTTTGCAACTTCATTTGGATCTTTGGTTACTGGCTCATTAGTAATTCTATCTACCAATCCGTTAGTTGGTGACCATTTGTAACCTTGTGCTTTTGCAACAGAGGCTATCATGATCATTCTATGTTGTCCTTTGAATTCACTGTCTGCCGCACCACGTAATGCGAACTTCATAAATTGCGGATCTCCAAACATCAAATCAGTTTGTACGTATCCGTTCTTTGGATCACCTTTGATTGGAGTTTTAAAATGAACACTTACACCTGACTTTGCTATCCAGGCTCTGTCTTCGTCCTTTGAAGCATTCTTATCTTTCCATGCTTTAAGTTTTCCTACAAGAGCATCTTTGTTGACCTTCTCTTTGTCAACTGCAACGTCAAGGTCACCACTGGTAGGTTTGATACCTGTGCTACCTAGCATGAAGTTTACATGATCTAGTCCTGTGATCTGCTCCAACCATTTAAGTGTTGGTTCAACATCAGCTTGATTTATTCTCTGTGTTGCGTCTTGTCCGTCTGGTGTTTTAAATACGTTACCGCCTTCATTTAATATCATTGCCTGGATCCTTTTTATCTTCAATTATCTTGTCAATTCCGCGTTTGAATTTTCTAGGATCGCCACTTCTGATACTGTTGATAAAACGTCTTTCCATTTCTTGTGCAACTTCAGGACTATATGATTCTGTAATACGATTTAGCAGATTGATACTGCTTTCTATCAGATTGTTACCTGTAGACTGTATTAAGGCATCGTTATTGCTAGTTCTATTGATAGAACTCAATTCCTGTAATATTGATCTAGTGCGTTTTCTCATGGCTTATATTCCCTATAACTGTATTTAGTGTTATCAAAATAAATATTTCGCCGTATTCGGTTGACAAATCAGCTACAAGTATTATATACTATGAGTTAATGCGGGTGTCGTATAGTGGTAATACCTCAGCCTTCCAAGCTGATGCTAGGAGTTCGATTCTCCTCACCCGCTCCATACCCAATTACATATAAATTATATTAGCAGATAAATATACTTGCATAAGGAGATAGCAAGTATATGGGAAAATTTAATAATAAGATTATGGCAGAGTTCAATCCACCTCGTAAGTGGACATTAGGAAGAGATCTGTCATATACTTCAGCGGACTTGACAGTTGATGAGATAGCTTCGTTGAAAGGTGTAGGTGTTAAGGTTAAAAGAGATACCAATAAAACTGAAACAATAGTTGTGCCATCGGGCTTTGTTACTGACCTGGCTTCAGTACCAAGAGCTATGTGGGCCTTTATTGCTCCATTTGATGTAGCCAGAGCGGCAATTATCCACGATTTGTTATACAAGACTATTAGACAGTATCGTTGGAAAATGAAGGACAAGGAAGACGCAGATCTTATAGCAAAGGCTAAGAAAGCTTCTGATAAAGTATTTTATCATGCTATGATAGATGCATCACCTTCAGTACCGCACTGGAAGATATATTCATCTTGGAAGGCAGTTGACCTGTTTGGTAACAGTTCTATTGTACCAAACAAAGACAACATTTAATTTACCAACGTAAAATAAAAAACTTATTCTTATCCCAATGTTCCTT